ACCACATAATTGTTTGGATGTACCCCAAATTCATCTATAACCGATTGAGCGTTGTACATCTTCTTTTTTATAGGTGACCAGATTTGTATCTTATCATCTACTAACTGATAAAAGTCTCTATCAGTCGATACAATAGTCATTTTTTTACATATATCTTCATACATGTTTGCAATATATGTTATTGTATCATCCGCTTCAATTCCATCAATAGAAATAAAAGTAACTGGTAAATTATCTAAGTACGAAACCAATCTACTAAACTGATGACGCATTGCTTCTTGTTCATCTTCAATTTCAGCAAAGTGATGATCATGTCTACGCAATCTAGTTTTATTTGCTCGGTTACCTTTATAATCAGAATATATTTTTTTTCTTCTTCTGGATCCGCCTCTACCATCAAATACTATAATACATCTACTAGGTTTAAAGTCTCGTATAGCTTTACCTATAGAAAATAAAAATCCAGTTATTCCTCCAATATGCTCTCCATCTTCATTGGTTGACGGAGTAGCACCAAAAGCACGGATAAAGGCATTCAGCCCGTCAAAAATCATGATATGATCATTGACTTGAGACGGACCTTGTTCCTTTTCTTTCTGTAACTCTTTAAATAATTGTTGATATCGATTCATTATGCTTCTTCGTCTATAACTTCATCTGTGATTATTATATCATCAATACCACCATCGATACCAGCTTGATATTTGAATATATATGCATCGCAAATACGAGCATACAATCTATCTTTAATTGCTGGTACATTCATAACTCGTTCAATAAAATCTTTTGATTGGAATTTAACTTAGTTAACCAACCACCATGGTTGTCAATACCACTATCATAGTAGATATCATAATCTACTTTACGATGCGGAGGACCCATACGATTTTTAACTACTTGTACATTTGTTTTACTTCCTACTACCTGCTCAACGCCATTAACTTTAGCTTTAATCATTCCGGTATTCTTTAATCTCAATCTTACCGAAGCATGAAATGGAATAGCTTTACCTCCTGCAGTTGTCCATTGATCCCCAAATGATACACCTAATTTAGTTCGTAACTGATTTGTGAATATTAGGCATATGTTTTCTCTAGCAATCCAATTAGTTACCTTTCGCATAGCTTTAGATAATATAATAGATTTTGAGGTTGCATAACCATCTTTATCATATTCAGCAGCCATTTCTATTTTAGTAGAAGCACCCATAATTGAATCTACTACAATTGTAACGAGTCTAGATTTATCTGACTTTCTTACCTGCTCAACAATTGTTTCTATAGTTTCAAAGATCTCTTCAATTGTTTCTAGTGGTACATACAACATAGTTTTTAAATCAACTCCAATAGCCGTTAGAAACTCAGAACTAGTTGCGGATTCAGTGTCAATATAAACTGCCAATCCGCCTTTCTTTTGAGTTTCGGCTAATGCGTGTGAAGCTAGTAAAGATTTACCTGATGCTTCTAGACCTGTTATTTCAGTGATACGACCTACTGGGAATCCTCCGTTCGGTCGATTTGAAATTGCCAAATCTAATGTATCACAGCCTGTTGAGATCCAATCGGTAACATTGCTAGGCGAATCAATATCGCCATCTAGGAAAAATGCAGTTTTTAATGATTGGCCTTTGAATTGTTTGTTAATACTATCAGCCAATGTATTTGCTAAACTATCTCCCAGTTCTTGTTTAGTCTTAGAACTCTTTGCCATAAACTTTTTTTCTTATTATGAATTAAATAAATCATTGAATGCTGATGCTACGTCAGTAACCTTTTCGGTTTTAGTTGTAGTTTTAGATTTTGCTGGAGTAGATTTAGTATCCGAAGTTGCAACTTCTGCTTCGTCGGTTGTACTAGCTACATCAGCATCTGCATTAGATGGATTCATCCATTCATTAAGAGCTTGTTCTAGTTCTTGGTAGCTTGGCTCAGGAAAGATGTCAGTTATTAATGGTTGATTCATTATTTTTTCTGCAACTGATTTATCTTCTGTAGCTGGTTGTGTATTCGGTTTAACACGAATCGTTGTTTTTGGAAATGTCCCAGCAGACTCAGCTGGAGTAAACTCTACATCAATATCACGACCATTCATCAAATCAGTGATATCACCATAATCCGGATCAGAAATAATTGATAACAATTCAGTGTAGATTTGTTTTCCAAAGCCCCAGAATTTAACGCCTTCTGATTCTTTTCCTCTAATAATAACCGGTACATAAGTTCTCATCTTAGGTTCGATTTTACGACCCATGATCCACTCATCTTTATCACCAGTTTTCTTAAGTTTTTCTGCAAATTCTACAATTGGATCTGAATTACCAAATGTGATAGGAGATAGCATTGATTTTTTGCTAATGTCATAATGAAAATACAACTCAAGAAATGGATTCTCTTTTCTGTGAATATATGGTACTATACGTACTCTCGTTTTACCATTTTCTGGTTTCCACAAATTGTTTTTCTTTTCATCACTTTTGTTTAATTGGTTAAGTTTCGCTTTGATAGCGTCTAAATTTAAAGCCATAATTGGTCCTTTTTTTTAAGTTATTAATTTAGTTATTTATTAATTATATTATAGATAATTAATTCGTTAATTCAAAGTTAATTGAGTAATTTTTTATGTAAAGGAGATTATCATTGATAACCTCCGTTATAGTAATTAGTTTAATCCTGGGATAGCTACATTTACCAATGCACCTTTCCAATATTTCCAATGTTTGCCTTTGCTTGTGTTTTTATCAAATTTAGATTGGAAGTCTAACCAATTTGTATCAGTAGCAGCATTCATTAATTTTTTTATTTCTTCAAGACTAACATCTTTAATTTTCTTTTTTTGGCTATCATATATAGTCCATTGTTGCGCTCGTCCATCTATTGAACTAACATAGTATTTCATGGAATTGCTATATGCTCCAGTACCTAAAGAGTTTGTTTCTTTTTGTGGATAAAATGCTACCTCAAATCTTCTATCTTCATCATCAATATCAAAATAATCTAAACCAATTGCATCTAGATCCCGTTTGAATTCATCTGTTTGATCGGAATACGCATCAAAAATCTGTCGTGGAAAAATTCTATCATTAACGACATATCTATTGTGTTTAACATCAATGTTGTTTGCAGCTATGTTAGGAACATATTTTTTTAACACCGCTAATAGTTCAGGCAAGCCCTGAGATAAATTAGTATCTGCTTCGTTCAATAAATCTAATAATTTTATCATGATGATATTCTTTTTAATATAAATATTATTACCAAGAAATTTTCTTAAAAAATACTAAGCTAATTACTCGATAACCGTTATCGGTTGTTAATATAAATGAATTTTGATACTGCGTCCAATCAATCTGAAATGATTTATCTAATACTCCATTATTAACGGCTTGTATCACTTCATTTAATGCATTAACTGTGTATAATGTATTAGTTTCTTTTTTTCTGTGGATGCTTATAGTATTTTGACCTCTTCGATTAGAAAATGATGCATTATATGTGCAATACAGAGTGTTTGGATTTGTCTCTGCTGCAAATATAAAAATACGACTTTCTGGTATCTCGTAGTTTTGTTGTATGTATTCGGTTACTATATTTAAATTAGCTAAATGTGCAAATGTGCATAATAATTGTGTTTTCACCCATTATCCTTTATATTCTACTTTTGTTAATGAGTCTTGCGGTGTTGCACTAGCTGCAGTAACCGGTGACGAAATCAAAAATTTACTAGAAAATAAATCTTCCAATGCTTCAAAATTCATTGATTTATCTAAAATAATATAATTTTTTGATTTTCCAACTGCCATCAAGTAATCCCACTCAGACGAATTTGCATAATATAAAAATTCAACCGTTGCTAATCTAGGAAGTAATTCTGTCATATTAAATATGCCGTCACTATCAATACTAGGTTCTGCAACTTGAGTTTTTATATCATCAGCATATCCTCTGTATAGATTTTTTAATGCAGCTGCATACACGTTAACAAAATCGTCTCTTGTAATATATTTTTGTGAAATAAATTCTTTAATTTTTTGATTGATCGGAGATACCGATTGCTTGTAATATAATTGTTCGTTGTATTGTCCCCAATCTAGATCCTGACCTGTATTCTGATTGTATATTTCGGATAATTTAGATACGATAAATTTAGAAACATCATTTCCATTACCATATCCAGCTTGTCCTCGCAATCTAAAACCGCCTGCAACTGATACTTTCATTTCTAGATTTTTATCGTATACACCAACGTCCCCAACTGTTGGAACATGTCCTCCTTGCAATGTAATTCTTAGATAATTTTCTCCATTGCCTACAGTTACGCCGCCCGTAGTCGGTTTATACGTATATAACCACTCATCAAATTCGTTTGATAAATTAACTTTACCACTTATACGACCTAAATTCCCAGTACGACCCAATTCATCAAAATCAACTTGATTTACCGGATTCATTAATAATGATTGCAACTGATTGTAACTGTTTAACTCAACTGCTTTATCAAAAATACGTTTTGCAGTGATCGAATCGAATCCCTTTTCTTGTTGTAGTATTTTAATTATACTAGATTCTGATGTTGCACTATCAATTAATCTAGAAATATATTGTATTAGTTTATCTGGCAATGCGGTTGATTTAATAACAGTGATCAAATCTTCTTTAGTATAGCCTTCTAAAAGTAATTCGCCGTTTGAGTTAATAGTTTCTGTTAACGCGATTGATGGTGTATTAGATACATTTTCTTCATGCACCGATTCATGTAACTCCAATTCAGTGTCAATCGGTGCACCATCATATATGCCCATGGCTTTACTAACTATGTTCTTAGCCTCTGACTCTGTTATACTAGTTAGTTCTAATAGTACATCTTGTAGTACATTGTAATCTTGCGATGTTGTTGGGTAGCCATGGGGCAAACGGAACCTCCATTCCGTTATAATAGAGTCTAAGGTCATAACGCGATACTATTCATTTTGTTATAAATATTGCCAACGCTCGATTTTATAGGAAAATTTCCTTGCTGCATTATATTTTTTACTGCAGGTAAAACAGTTTGTGCTTCATGCATCGGAGTATCGAATAAAAGCGAATCATAAGTATATAAAATTAGCTTGGTTTCATATGGTTTTAAATAGTCCAATATACCACGCATTTTCTGAACTGATACTTCTGTTTCTACTGCCTGTAAATAGTAATTGAATAGCTTATTTGCAGTCATGTTTTCAACACCTTCTGCAAAAATCTTTCTTTTTAATATAGGAGTTTCGATGTATTTTTTAGATTTCCAAGTTTTCCATAAATCATATACTAATGCATTAACCTTTTCAAAAAATGGAATAGATAAAAATTCTTTATCAATGCCACCATACAGTAAACGAAAAGATATTTGTTTGCTCTGGCTGTATTGTTCTTCAGTTAATTCTGCAGTATCAAAATAGAAACGCCCAAAGTATTCATGAACGGATCCCGCAGGTAATGCATAACCAATTAATCTAGCAATTAATCTTATATGATATGCATCAAAGTCCATTTCAACTAATGCGCCATTATCAAAACGAGAAATGAAAGCTGCGCGGGTACCATCTTCTTTATTCATAGCTGCAAAATTGAATCCGCGTGCTGCATTACTAGGTCGCCCAGTTACTGTATGATAATTATAATTTGAATATACAAAATTATCCGACACAATTTCTGGCATACGAAATTCTTCTGTTACTCGAAGACCTGCTGATTCAATTTGTGCAAATGTTTCTGGATATAATGAATTAAAGCGTAAATATGAATCATCTAATTTCACATTCATACACATTGGCCAAGCATAGTGTCGTACTTTCTGACACATTGCTAAATGTTGCTGTAAAGGAACTATGGTATTAACATATTCCATTCCAGGATGTCGTCTCCAATAAAATTGATGAGCTGTGGTATAATAATGAGTTTCATCATAGGCTTCTCCGTATGTGTACCACCACAAAGTTCTAATATCATATACGTTGGAGTTTCCGCCCAACTGAATCCATTGTTTCTTATCTAAAACAAATATATCAGTTAATTCTAAAAAGCGGTGTAGATGTTCTGAAAATGAGGTTATTTGTTCAGTATGCCGAATTGGAATAATCCGTTCAACCGCATCTTCAGTATATATGTATATAAGGAACTAGTAATGTTTTGCGTCCTTTAATGTACTCAAATACACTATCTATTTCTATAGTATGATCCGTTAGCATACTATAATATTATGAAATTATACGCAATAATCCAAATTAAGAATTAATATCTTTTGGTGTAACTACAGTTGTATCTGCATAGTATTGCGTATAGTCGGATAGTTTTAAAGATATGCCTGGTATTTTAGCTTCGGTTGCATACACAGTTTGTTTATTTTTTGTTCTAACACCAAGCACGTTAACTATTCCAATTGTATCATTTATATTTCCAGAAACCCACCATTTAATTTGTGTCATATCATACAGTATGTTATCTATTTTATTGGAATTCCAATCTGCGTACTGTGAAGCATTCACTTCGATAATTAAATTTTCATTTCGTTTTTTAGCAAAATACCTAGTAATATAGCCTAGTTTATAATCTGCTGCAGATACTATAACTTGGTATGGTTGTATAGATTTGCGTGTAGTTTTTATATCGGGTCGTAACTTATTATATTTATACACTGCGGTTGTAGTATCAGCGTATGCAACTAACTTTTTTGATAACTGTTCATCCCATGCCGGCCTAGTATATACCTCGCCAGTTGTATATGTATGATACAATCCAATGTATTCTACATCATCTTCAGTCATCCATTCTTTACCAAATGTATATAAATCATTGGTAATTTCGTTAACAGAGTATTTAAGTTTTAAACGTTTCATGATATCTAATTATTTATCAAAACTTGGGTCGCATTATGCATTTAATTTTTGTAGTCCACTCACCTGAAGTACTAATTGTGTGTATTATACTAATAATACTAAATGTAGTATTTTTTTTATATCTGGTAGGCAATGCATCAAAATCCAGTGCATCGCCATATTTAAATCCATTGATGCCGTCAATGGTAAATCCCACTTCTACCGGATATATTGGCGATATCATTAATGCTGATGTTTTTATATCGGGTTTTGGATATTGTATGTATTTTCTTAATGCAGTTTCTAATGTTGTGCGAGTCTCTGGTTTAGTAAGCGTAAAACCAGATTTAGCTTTATTTAATTCTGTTACATATTTTTTATGTGTTTCCGCATATTGATTGTTAAACTTTTTCTCAACATCATTATCTACCGCAGACACAGATTTCTCAGTAATTTTATTTCCAGATATGAGTCTCGTTACTTTTGAATTATTGTACATAAAACTCATATATGGGGCAATTAATTCTTCTGATATAGTGTCACTTTGATTGATTGTATACATCAATGCTTGTGCATTTTGTGGCAATTTACTTTGCATTTCAAATTCTCTAACAACAGATCCGCTTGGATGATTTGCAAACATCGGTAAACTATATGGGTTTACTTTAGTTATGTCACCTAAATAATTAGAATCATAGTAAAGAAGTACTTTATCTAACTTCGATACCGGAAATGTTATTATTTTCATATTAACAGCCCCGCCGGTAGCAGTTGATATATGACCACTCAATGTCTCCAAAAACGTTGTTACTGTAAAATCATCTGATGTAACTATTAATTTATCATATATCCGTTTTATTAATTCTAAGTTAATTAACATTCTAGATGGATATGCTCTATCAGATTCTTGATAGTCTGCGGGCCTATTTGATCCATTGCTAGCAATTGACCAGTTTCGAGGTTTTCCGCTTGTATACGTACCATATTGTTCGGTTGAACTTGGTGAAGATCCTAGTCCCGGTAAATATATATTAACCGGGTCAGCAGAGACTATTTCTGGAAATACGTTGCTAAAGCATATACTATCCGCGCATATTAATCTAGCTGACGGTACTAGTGAATTTTGTTTAATTAGTAGTTGACGATTTATTTCTTCAACTAAATATCCCAATGTTATATATCGAGTTTCTAAGTTATTCCAGGTTTTATGATACATCCATCCAATATCATATATATGCTGTATGGTTTTACCGTATGCATCTGGTGTTAATGATACGAAACTATTTCCAGCTGCTAATGCTGTTTTCTTGGCATCATCAATTGTTTTTTTTATAGACTCGTCGACACTATTATATAATGTTTCGTAAAATGTTAGCGTTAACTTTTCTGAAAATTCTGGTGATTCTACTGTAGTAGTCGAATCGTTTGGTGGTATAAACATAGATACATCAGTATAAACATCACTAACACCACGCAAAAAAACTGTTAATGTAACAGTTCCATCTGCATTATATACATAGCTAAATGATATTATAAGTCCATCAAATTCGACTTCATTGAGTTTTGAAAGTTTATCTGTTTCTGCAGAAACGGCAAAGTCTTGCAATTGTTTAAATTGGTCTGGCAATTTTAGTTTATCTATTATTGCGGTACCATTAGCTAATGCCGTTTCCGGGTGTGCAATTTTTATTCGAATGGCTCTACCCGGTCTTGCAAATATAGACTCGATGAGTGATAAATCTCTGTATGGATTTGGTATAGTTATAACTACAGTCGCCGAATTTAATAAACCCATTGCATGATCATTGAGTTGTATATCAGCAGAAGTTATAAATGGCGGCACTCTGTATGAATTATCATCGAACTTATTAGTAACGTCACGATCAGTAACAGACCATTCTGTTGTAGATAAAAAACCAGTGCCACCTTTTGGAGTATAAGCATCTTTTAATACTTCGCCACCACCCAATGTAAATAATACCTTTTCGTGTTTTTGATCTTCAAATGCCGTAACTTCTACATTTGCAACTTTTGTTAACATGTAATTTAAATCTCGAGTCGTTCTGTTTCTGCCAGTACTGCCTCGAGCATTTAATTCGTCTTGCAAAGTTTTATATACTTCGGAATAAAATATTTCGTTCATCGTTCCTGATTGATTTTATATATATAATCATTGATGCCACCAGCCGGTGGTATACGTAATAATGTATTTTGCGGAACTAGCAATGTTCCTTTTCCTAAACCATTTGCGGCAGCAATTAACCACCAAAGTGATTGATCACCATAAAATTCAGCTGCTAATTTATCCAAGCGTTCCATGGAAGTAACCTGAATATACTGATCAGAATTAGTTAATGGAATTTTAACTATGGTAGTTGCAGCCCGGCGCATACCATTCTCAGTTTTTATTTGTGCGGTCGTTTCGTATCGGCTCATAGTTAATATTATTTTAAAGGTGTATATGAATTAAGTATTTTTTGTGTATCAGATGTACCCAAATTAATTTCTTTGGCTCCTCCCATCGGATTAATTGCATCCGTAGTTATCTGGGCTGCTTTCCTTGCAGCCGCTTTGGCTTTTTCTGCGTTATCTGCTAATACACTATTTCCAGAAAAGTCACTCAGCCAATTAGCATCTCCATGAATTGGAATTCCGTCGGGATCAAATTGTTTAGCTAAACTATAGAATCTACCACCTTTTTCTGGAATCCAATCTGAAACAACTGTTAAGCCCATGGATACTGTTATTAGATGCGGAGCTTGCATCATTTCTGGATCATCTTCGATATTTATCTCCCACGTTGTATCGCTATCAGTTAATCCATATGTTAATGATGAAATAAGTACCGGTTGTTGCACTAGTAAATCTCCAACTGTTATACGCATCCATGGGGCAGTTAAACCTATACTACTTTTGCTATATGTTGGTGCTGTATATCCGGCAAGTGCATTTAATTTTCTATAGATCGGTTTCATTTCATCTCGATCTGTAGCATATACTGTAAAATCCAATCCGACTTCCCGGCCGAATCCCGAATAATGGAAATTTGGATCAGCTCGACCAATCATGGTTACTGGAGTATATTGCGGATTATACGTATCTGTTAATCTGTTTATTATGGCTCGGAATGCTATGATATCGTCTGGTTCTCCGTTATCTCCAGCTAAAATCTTTGGTCCGGTAAAATAAAACTTTATAAAATCAGATGTTTTGCCGGCACCATTTACTGCATCCATAATTTTACCTAATACTTTTATCTTACTACTAACGGTAGGCTTCCAACGATATGCATCAGCAAGTGATGAATTCTGTTTAAAATCAATAACAGTAACCTTATCACCACGAAATGGCGTTATGTTATCTGTTATGCTCGTAGTAGGTATCCAACTATTAGTAACTGTATTCCATTTTGTATTAACATTGCTACGAGCAGTAAAGTCTAATCTAGGGGCAGTTGTACTATCATGATCTCCCCACCCCTTACCTTTTTTTCCGGGTGCACTTCTACCAAATACTGCATATTGTCCTCCCCCCGCAGCTAAATACGCATACAGAGTTGAACTTTTCCATGGATTTCTTAGTGCAGCAGATGTTCCGTCGAGTCTAAATGTTGTAGCTGATTTGTTCTCTAACGTTGCTATTACTTTTCCAGCTCCGCCTCTAAAATCTAACATTGCTAACGGAATAGATCCTATAGACCACCATGGTGTGGTATCATATGTACTGTCACCCAGATTAAATTTAACATAGTTATTTGCCGAAGTACCAAATGGAGCTAAAGCTGAATTTACTATGGTTTTTATTCCAAACTCCAATAGTCTTATATTGCTATATTTAGCTGGTTCGTCTAGTTTAGGATCTCCATATGGACTTCCAGGAGCGCCCTTAGACCAACCGGGAGTTGCATCTCGTTTTAATGAGTATTCATTATCAGTTGGTATTGTGTTAAATGGATCGTTAGAACCACTAACCCAAATTGGACGTATTGCACTTCGTTCCAATGAGTATACATTGGTTATAGGCTTTTGTTTTTTCCAAGATAATATATCTAATTGCGAAGAAGATAATTCTAATGATTGATCGTTGGTAATTGGAATTACAAGACCTTTTTGTTTTATAATGTCATCAGCTGATGAAGTTTCTTTCCATAAATTTGAATTTATTGGATTTGCTTTAATTTCCAAATCAGATGAAGCCGCTGGTTTAGTTTTCCATGCAGAAGTAGTTAATTGAATGGCTTTAGTTTCTAATATGGATATAGCTTTAGCATTCGTTTTCCAGTAATTAACATTCAATTGAATAGATTTAGTTTCTAAATCGGAAGCGGCTTTGGGTTTAGTTTTCCATGAATTAACATTCAATTGAACTGCTTTGGTTTCTAATGTGGATATAGCTTTAGTTTTGGTTTTCCATGCAGAAGTAGTTAATTGAATGGCTTTAGTTTCTAATGCAGACAAAGCCACCGGATTTGTTTTCCAGGAAAGTGTATCTAATTGAATAGATTTAGTTTCTAAATCGGAAGCGGCTTTGGGTTTGGTTTTCCATGCCGATTCATTCAACTGAATGGCTTTAGTTTCTAATGCAGATATAGATTTAGAATTTGTTTTCCAGGAATCGGCATTCAATTGAACTGCTTTATTTTCTAAATCAGATGAAGCCGCTGGTTTAGTTTTCCAGGAATTAACATTCAATTGAACTGATTTAATTTGCAAATCAGATGTAGCTGCAGGATTTGTTTTCCATGCAGAAGTAGTTAATTGAATAGATTTAGTTTCCAATACAGACAGAGCTGGGATGTTAGTAAATGGCTGTTTAATGTACCATTCACTTATAGGAGATATATAATCCGATATGACTATTTTATTAGACATTAATTTCGTCCTTGTTTAGAATTAATTGTTGCAGTTCTAAATTTAATTTCTCGATCAATTTTCATTGGATCTACATTAACTGTTATTTGTACTCCAGCAAATGCTGTTTGTATAGCAGCAACCATTTTGTTCATATCAACGCCAGCAGCCGAAGGTTTTGTTAAATTAGAGATTGCTGTTTGTATAGCAGCAACCATTTTGTTCATATCTACACCACCACCTGATATAGATTTAGCTAGTTTTTTATTTCCGTCAATGCTGGTACCTGCAATCATGGCAGAATCATTTACTTGCATGAATTTATCAGATGGATGAAATTTAATTAAACCATCTTTCATGATAAGTGCATCTTTACCTGTACCAACCGTATTTACCGTTTCTTGTATCATACCAGCGCCTAGTCCCGGGGTAGGTTTCGGAACCGGCTCTTGTTTTTCAATACCAAGTTTTTCTTTTATTTTGTCCAAAATGCTCTTTAATATACTTTCAGTTCCAGTTACTATTGACTCCATAATTGGATCTAATTTAGAAAATGAGTCAAGCGAAGTTTTAGTTGCATCAACCACGGTTATTAAATTTTGATATGATCCTATACTACGAAGCATTGCAGCATTTACACGTTCGGTAGTTGATTGCATTAGCTGAGTTTGTTCTACTGTTGCAGTAAAGGTACTAGGTTTAAATGATTTTTTCATTTCATCTACCGAAATTTGTCCTCGTTGTATTTTAATACCATGATCTCGAATTGATTCTAATGCTATGGCTGATTTTTCAGCTGGTGTTTGTAAATCAATTTCTTTTTTTTGTAGCGATTCTATTGCTGATATACTAGCTTTGGCACTATCCACAACGCCTTGTTTAATGTCTTCAGGGTCATTTGATTTTGCTTTGACCATTTCAGCTTTTTTAAATAGATCTATCTGTTCTTGTTGCTCTTTTTTAGTTAACGAACTGAATTTTTCAAAATCCATGCCGCTAGCAGCTGCAACTTTTTTGTTTATTTCAAGTCGCTGTTTTGCTACAATTAATTGTTCAACACTCATTCCTAATGCATCAGCTAAGCCCTTTTTCTGCAAGAAACTTCCTTTTTCAATAATATCGCCCTGGGTCGCAACTAGATCGTTCATGGTTTCGGCCATTTTAATGCCGTCGCCCATCATTTTAGCTTCGCGAAATCGCATAGTTAAACTACGACCATTTGTATCTACTAATCTACGACCAGAAATTAACTGATACTCAATTTCTTTTCCTACACTCTCTTCTATATTTAATAAGTTAGTACCAATTTTATCTAAATCTGCCATGGACAAACCTAATTGCTTAGATTTTAAAACGGCAATTTCTAAATTACCACCCATTCTGCTATATTCTGATCGAATTTCTGTCGACAGTGAACTTACTTCTTGTAATATGGTATTGTATACTCCTGTTTGACCTGTAGCAGTTGTCCATGCCTCGGCTAGCTCTTGAGTTGCAAGTAACTGTGATCCGATATTTTTTCCAGCACCTTCTGTATATAATAGATAATCGCGCGATTGTTCAGCAGTTAATTGTTGATATTGTTGAAGATGCTGTTGCGACATCATTAATGCATCAGTATATCCAATTAATTGTTTTTTATCATCACTTTCTTGCGAAAGCTTTGATAAATTTTCTGACTGCATTGGTAGTATGGAATCTAGCCCGGTTCGATATTTATCTATTTCTTTTCTACTAAGTCGTAATGTTTTGCTATATCCATCATATACATTACTTAAAGTAATTGATTGCTTGGTGGTTATTTTTAATGTTTTTGCTATTTTTGATTCAATTTCATCAAATAATGTAAGATCTTTAATTGCAGTGACTAAGCTAGCATTATATTCTGTTTGAACTTTTGCTACGTTTGATAAACCTCGTTGAAGATTATTTATTGAATTATCTAGTGTTGCTAATATCGGCTCATATTCAGCTAACTTCGCAAGATAATCTGGTAACTGATTATAATAAGTTTTAGTATCTCTCTTCTGTTGTTTACTATCCTTGTATCTTTCCGGATCTTCTGGCGTTTGTCCATTTCTAGGAAATGTTCGTAAATATGCAATTAAACTATTCGCCAAATTTAAATTCATTACAGGTACCTTTTTAGTATAAATATCAAAAACAGAATATTCTATATTATTTTTCTTGTGGTGCTAATTTATGATTTAGTTTTCGAATCCAAAAATTTCTTATGTGTACGGGCATATGGTATATAGTTTCCCATGACCATCGCCCTTCTCCATGCCACACTAATTCAAATAGCTGATCGTGTAGCCGGACAGAGTCTTCTGTTTTAAGACCAAAAAAGTCCTGAGTCAAATTGAAATCCGGCACTGAAAGTGCCCCCTGCTTCACTTTCAAAGTTCCATTCTTTAATAATAGCCGGACTATTAGTTGAAATGTATTCTCGTAATTTTTTAGCATCGGCGGCTCTTAATTCATAACGAATAAAATTTTGTATTTCATGAAACTCTCGTTTTCCATTAACTTCTGTAATAATTAATTCCAATAATCCGGATACCGAATTAGTTTCTTTTATTGCATCTATTTCACGAGATGATATGTATTTAAATTTAACTTTTTGGGTAGAATTAACTGCATATTCAAATTCACCTAAATCATCTGGTATTAATTTAAATTCTTTTGTTCGTAGTTTAGATAAATTAATTTCAGCTTGAATAACTTTACTTGTTTTTGGATCATTTACGGTTACATTGTAGTCCGAACCATATCCTAAAATACGAGCATTAATAATCAATCCATCTTTGTCGCAGGCAGCAATTTCATTAATATCAATGTCATCAACAATTAACGATGCTAATAATTTATCAAATACGATACCTTCTCGAACATATGATGCATTTGTTATGATATCCTCATCATAAGCCGTCATGTATCGCATCTCTACGTATCCCTTACGTAAAAGGCTTGTAGTTGGATATACTAATCCTTTACTAGTAAGATGTACAATTTCAGCTGGGATTTTGTTAATTTGAGTTTTTTGATAATTTTGTTTAGCTAATTCGGCTAAATGTGAATCAGTAACACGATTTGTTAATGTAGACATGATATGTTCTTTCTTTGTTTATAACTTTATTATAAATATTTATAATGTAAAAAATGGGAGTATTTCTACTCCCATTAATTATAAAATAATATGTTAAATGTTCTGATTAGTAATTTAAGAATGCCCAATCATAATTTAATGTTGCTTCGATTGTTACAACATCTTCTGATGCCCAATCTAATGAACCAAAGTTAACATCTTGTAAATAGCATCCTTTTAATTTCCATTCTTCAACAACTTCACCATGACCTGATAATTGTTGCAATGTAATTTCTTTTTTATATTGTGATGAATATCCGTCTCTACCAGTCGCAGATTCATGGTGCAATCTAATCCATTTCATTACGGCTTGAGCTCCAGATGGAACTATTGCATCATATAATGTTATAGCAATCGTATTCCATGAAGATTTTCCTTTAACTTTACGTTTAACGTTGATGTGATCTAATACAACTTCGCCGTTAGTCATCGATGGTTTTGCAGATGCTTTTATTAGGTATGATGGAACTTCATCTACTAGCATAACAAACTTATGTTGATATTTTGGTTCCCACGCATACGCATTGTTAAAAAAGTCGGCAGGTGCACTTACTGATATATCAGTAACTGGACTAGGTCCGTCAAATCCTGCAGGTGCTCCGGAACCTAATGTGCTTGTATATCCGTCTTTATTATAAAAAGTTGCCATTGTAATTCTCCTTAATAATATCTTTTAATATAAATATAAGCGTTCATAAAAAAAGGCAGAACTTAATCTGCCTTTTAATTTTAAAATAGAATTAATTATTGTGCAAATTCAGCACCAGTCGGTTGAATATTGAAATCTAAGATAACAAACTCAGCTGTACGGGTTGGTTGCAAAAATAATTGTCCGTATAAAATATTCTGATCTATTAGATCTGAGGTATTATTTGTTTCATCCATTACTACACGGAATGCATATAAACCTTGATTATTTTTTACTTGTTCTAAATAAGGATTAACAATGTTCTCAAAACGTTTTCTGGTTTGAGTTGAGTTTGGCTCGAATACTAAGAATCTAGTAGCAGATGCAATGTATTTTTTAACTGCTATGAGAAGTCTTCTAACATTTACTCTGTCCAATGCAGATGGTCTTGCCTGAAGTGTTTTTTGTCCCCAAATTACTACACCATTGTTTGGAAAAAATGCAATTGGATTAACACGGGCATTATATAAACTATCTCTGTAAGATTGATTTAGTTGCACATAAGTATTAGTTACCGATGTTAATACACCCCGTTGCAAACCAGCTGGCGCATACCATGGAAATGCATTTTTATCAGTAAATGCCAACGCTCCTGGTACAATTACAGATGGTGGAACTGATATGAGTGCACCGGTCGGATTAATAATTTTAAGCCATGGCCAATAACATGCAGTATAGTTAGAATCTAAATTTTGAACTTGCGATGTTACATCACTTATTGAATCAGATATTTCGTTAGAATCCATAACATAGAATGCATCTTGACGAGTTTCTACTAAGTTTCTAGCACCCAATGTTACAGAACCATGTATCGAATCAATTATACCAGGAGTTATTAATAGATTAATATCATAATAATCGGTATTGCTTAACAATGCAAATGCTTTGTTGTATGCAACAGTTCCGGTTGAACTAGCCGAACTACAATCGAATCCAAATGTATTTGATCCAATTATATTAGCACCAGAATTTTTTGATAGATTTGGAGCTGCACCATCAAAGCCATCTTGAAATGGAACTATGAATTTTCTTGTGTTTAAAGCAATGTTATTAGCAAATGTAGCAGTGTTTAATGCTGCAGACAATGATCCAGAATATACAGCGCCAAGCGGATAATTTGCTTGTGATGATTGTGATACATCTCCTAAATAAAAATCAACGTTGCTTCCTGTGCTAGATGCAGAAGAAGGAGTTGGTGCTAAATAGTTTAAATTATTGGTATTACTAAAATCAAATCCATGATAGTTAGTGTTTTCAAAGGTAGAACCAATAACTTGTGATGTTATGTATGATGTTGCTTGTAGATTAACACTACCGGATGATACCGGTACCGGAGATGTTAATGCACGAAATCCAAATGGAAATAATGTTTTACTGTTACCTTTATTTGTAACTGCATTGTCTACTATTACTCGAATAAATTTAGATTTATTTGCATAACCACCATTAACTAATATATCTCCAGAATCAGTTATTGTCTGATAACGATCACCAATAACACGAACTATATACTTAGGCGAATCTGGATTCAGATTTACATTTCTATAAAGTTCAACTTGATCAGTTGTTTTATCAGTATCATTGGATGAATATGGTGAGTTTTTAACAACTGGAGAATCAACTTTTGTGTTAACTCGTCTAACTTCAACAGTAAATTCCGGCCAACCATCTGGATCTTGTACTTCGGTAGAAGTTACGATATCACGGATACCTATTTTTACTTCGTGATTAACTGAAGTGCCATGTGATAATGTAGCAAATTTAAATAAATTAATTGCAGCACTTCCAATTTTTTGCGACGTAATCCATGGTGTGGTTGCATTTGAAAAATCACTCAGTAATGGATAATTAGGCAATTTAACCAATTTAACTGTTACTGCACCTAAGTTATTAAATAAACTAGTAGCATCTGGATTTTCATATTGAACATATACTGGATACTTTGTTGATTTTGGATCTGTTCCGAATACGGTGGTTACATAATTGTTTACGGAGCTACCAATTGATGCTGAAATACTAGCACCGGCTGTAGGATACAAACTATATGCTGCGTTAGCTACATCATTTGCAGTGTATGAACCAGAAATTTTAATTTCAAAACTTCCTGATGATCCTGAGTTAATTACAGAATCTGTAAATATATTTGCTGCTTGAGCTGCGGCATCCAATTGTATTTGTTGAGTTGGATGCAATATATGAGTTATTGTTTCGACCGATGCTGATGTTGCAACGATTGCCAATACTCCGTTTTTGTAGTTGTATCCATCTTCATATAATAAACGAGTTATTGTGATTCCAGGGCCGCCATTAGCTAAGTATTCTCTAACTACATAAGGAACATATGAATCTTCATTTATATCTCCAAAAATTCTTTGAAAATCACTAAATGATGATACGGTTGTTGGTATT